GTTATTTAACCAACCTCTAGCAACTTTGTTCGATTCATTTCCTTATCTATATAATGGTCCGAATATACCTGCGTCATCTAATATCTATGCATACATAAATTTCGATACAGATGCCGGTGCTGGATTGTACGTCGTCAGTAAATATGGTGTGACTGGGACTATCACGACTCAATACACTGCCATTCAAGTCTATCAAGATCATCAAACAGCATCATTGTTGAATCCCGTTCAAAGTATCGTCTTTACTTCGACGATTCTACCCGTGGTAATGGAGCAGATTGGTGCTCCCGTAATTATCAATGGCACATCGTCCGTCAATACACTCTTGGGTAGTAGTGCCAACGTGTTTCCTATTCTAACGGATTTCATCGTCCCGTTCTCGGCACAAAATACCTATGTACCCGATATCACTTACAATCCGTCGGGTGAATATCGTCTCGTCGATTTGTACGGGACAAGTCCTGCCAATCAAATGGATATCACCGTGTATTGGCGTGATCAATACGGTATTCTCCATCCATTCTATCTCGGGTCAGGATGCAGCGGATCTGTGAAAGTAATGTTTCGCCGCAAAGATTATAACTGCGTCGATTTACATAACTAGAAAAAAAACACGAAAAAAAAATTTTTTTTATTATGTTCTGTAGTAATAAAAAATATGAGTCAGGACTTCATCAAGGTTTTAGTTAAGGACGATCGCTTAAACGTGACTGACGCCGTTAGTTATGCAGTCTCAAAAGGTGGGCAGAATATGACCTCAGCAAATTTCAATGCTATCTCTCAGACCCCGTCAAATATCACATTCAATATTCAGGTGCCTTCAGAGCAGACCATCATTGATAGACGTGTATTGTTACAATCCACCATCATTCTCGCTTTAACGTGCGGGAACACCCCTACCGGTGCAGCAGCACAATTACCCATCAACTATGGTATCTCAGACGCTCTCGCAGCCTTTCCTCTCCATCAACTGATGACAGTGATGACTGCGACGATCAATAACAACTCAGTCTCGATTAACATCCGTGATGTCCTCCCCGCCCTTCTTCGTCTCCACGATCGCCGTGAATTAGAACGTTACAATGGTATGACTCCTGTTATGCCCGATTTACTCGCCTCCTATCCCGATGGCGTCGGTTCTCTTCTCAACTCTCTCGGTGCTTGGTCGAACGCTGCCGACAATGATTTACTGCCTCGTGGTTCGTGGGTATTGGATGGTATTTCTACTACTCTTACCGGTGGTGCTTTAACCAGTCCCGCCGTTCTTCCCACTGCTGGTTACCGTGGTATTGTATATGTCCAATTTACTGTGACCGAACCCCTCTTCCTCAGTCCTTTCATCTGGGCAGATCCTAAGAGTAACAACCAAGGGTTCTATGGCATTCAGAATATGAACTTCGTCTTTAACTTAGGCGACACCTCACGTATCTGGCGTTCAGCAAACGTTCTCAACGCTGCCAATGCCCCATCATATGCCAATCAATTCATCAGTGCTTCTTCCGTCCAATCGATCTCTAACACCAAACTGATCTTTAACTTCCTCACGCCTCATCCCTCTGACTTATTCCCAGCTCGCAACGCAGTGCCGTACTGGGAGTCGCCTCGCTACATCACCTCTAACTTGTCTGCGATTGCTGGATTCGTACCATCCAGTGCCATTGCTAAGCCTGGGGTCACCACCATCCAGACATCATCCTTACAACTGAATCAGATTCCGGATAAGATTATGATCCAAGTCCGCCAACCTCTCGGCAATTGCGTCAATTCATCTCCCGACACATTTCTTGGCATTCAAGGCGTAAGTGTCAATTTCAACAATCAATCCGGTATTCTCGCCTCAGCAACACCCAATGATTTATGGCGTTACTCGGTTGAAAACGGTAGCAATCAAACGTGGTTGGAATTCTCTGGTTTTGCTAATGTCCCCGATGTAGTCACTGGATGCGGCAAAAGAATCCCAACCTCAGGATCTCTTGTTATATTGGAGTTCGGCAAGGACATTCAGCTCACAGAAGACTACTACGCCAGTGGTTCCTTAGGCAACTTTAATTTGCAGCTCAATCTCCAAGTGTTTAATCAGTATCCATACTCTATCACGCCTGAGATCGTCATTATCTGTATTAACAGCGGACTTTTCGTAAATGAGAGAGGTACCTCAAGCACCTATACCGGTATCTTAACAAAAGCTGATGTGCTCGAAGCGAGTGCTCAGCAACCCGTTTTCCAATCCTCAGTCAAGAGAATGGTAGGCGGGGGTTTCTTAGACTCACTTAAGACGGTGGCGGGTAAGGTCCTCCCCCATCTCGTGAAAGCGGGTCTGGATGAAATGGGTGATCATCCAGTAGCACAGGCAGCAAAGGGTGTAATGGGTGCTATGGGATATGGTGCATCGGGTGCCGGTCATACCGGTGGTCGTAAAATGAAACTCGCCGAACGATTAATGAAATAAAAAAAAATTTTATATTCTTCTGTTACTATAAAATGAGTCAATTAGAATCAGGCAAAGCATCTTCTCCCCCCTACGTCTATCAATTCGCTGCGATGACAGCAGGCACAGTTCTAACATCAAACGTTGCTGTCACATTTAATGCTACTACTCTTGCAAATTTCTTCCCCGCCACATCTCGTGTTACCGGTGTTGTACGTGTGACTTCCGGTGGTGTTGTTGGACAACCAGTATTAGGTGTTGCTGTTGTGGCAAACAGTACCACTGATGGTTACCTCCCTCAATTAAGACTTTCATCAAGTGTCAATACTGACACGTCCGTCTATGCTATGTATTGGTACAACGAAGTCGGTTCTTCCTAATTGGTCAATGTTCTCGCTTGTTAAATAAAAAAATTAATTATTTTATTGAATAATTAATAAATGCCATATAACAATCCATATAATCGTGCTATCGCATCTACAATGGACGGATTAAACGAGCGGTTCGCCCATCTGTATGCGTACTCCCCCGTCGATGGTCGTGGTAATCCATACGCACTCGATGGCGGATCAACTGCCGGTGTTCTCTTTCAAATCGGAAACGCATCCAAACGAGATGCCGAAGATAATGTCGTCAATGATAATATGAATCTTCCTCCCGTCTATTACAAAGGGAACAGTGCTGAGGGGGGTAACGGTTTTGCCAAGGGAACATACTGTGATCGTGGTGATGGTGTTCAAGACGGAGCAAGCGGTGTCTATGTGAAAGGTGGTCATCGCAGTGGTGATTTCTCTGTACCAAACGATGAATATCGAGGCAGTGGAAAAAACGCCAAAGAGATGGGGAAAATGATGGCAGAAATTGCTAAAGAACACCATATGAAAGGTGGTAGTTTCTGGGATGATTTCAAACAAGGGTTTAATATGGTCTTTGAACCCGCCGCCAAATATCTCTTGAAACCACTCGGAATGCTCACAGGGCAACCCGAAGTCACTGCTGGTCTGGAAGCGTTGGGTTATGGAAAGGATATGAAGGGTGGTGCTATCCTCGGTAACCCCGACCCTTATCCTGTCCAAGGCAATTCACAACGTATCGCTGGACGAGGACGAGGTCGCCCAAAGAAAGTATGTTGTGCGTGTGGAAACAAGAAATGCAAAGGATGTGCAATGTCAGGATGTGGTATGGTCGAACCTAAACAGGGTGCTTTACTTGCTATGCCCGCACCCGAACTAGCAAATGGCGTTCCCCCCCAAGAACAATTACGTGGTTCGTACGGTGGTGCTAAACCTAGTAAAGAAGAAATGAAGGTAATGAAAGCAGTTGCTAAAAAATTAAAAGGAAAGGGTAAAGAAGAAGAGAAAGAAGAGAAAAAAGAAGAAAAAGAAGTCAAAGGGTCGGGTAAGAACGCTCGTGCCGAGATCGTCAAGAAGATTATGAAAGAAAAAGGTATGAAGTTAATTGAGGCGTCCAAATACGTCAAGCAACACAATCTTTACAAAAAGTAAAACAAATTATTTTATTGGTATATCAATAAAATGAACTCTCTTCGTCAAAAAGAACAGATGGAGATTCTTAACGTTTGGCAACATCTTCATTCACAAGTCGCAGGATTACAAAAACGTCAAGTCCAAGTCTTTCCCGAGACTCTTCGTCCTAAAACACAACGTGATATGGTCGCTGAAGTCGGTGTTGATAAAAGCATTGAATCCATCAACCGAACGCTGGAGTCCAAACTCGGATCTCTTGAATACTTAATTCAATTGTTAGAACGTAAAACATTCCTCGCATCTGCTGCTGCCGCTGCCACCCAAAACATCGATGCAATCCAAACATCGGTCAATACGGGCGACATCGTACCCCTCTGGAATGCTATTGTTCGTGCTTATACTCAACAAGGATTATCTCGTGATTCACAAATGATCATCAAGACCAAATTTCAAGAACTTCGTCCTAATTTAGAAGCAATTATTTATGGGTTGAATGAATGCATCGAACATCTCTTTACACAACCGTTTATAACCAGCAGAAAAAAGATCGGCAGACCAAATATGGAAGAAGCAAAGATGCCTGCTGACGAACGTCCTAGACTCGATACGTTTGTCCATCAGAACGTAATGCTCATCCTCGACTTTCTCCGTGCCGTAAGTTTATACAAATTGATTCTAGCACAAACCAATTCAGGTGAAGTCGAACTCCTCTCTGTTGATTTGTTGAACAGTGCATACAAGAACATATTTGATTCATTGTCCAGCGAACGCATTCGACTCTTAAAAGAAGTCGTTCCGAATGAAGATTCGAAATTTGGTTCGTTTAGCATCCGTAACATTCCTGCTGATTTTTCTGATGCCAGAGAACGTTTAATGGCACTGGGTGAAGAAATCGGTGTCGATTTCCCCCAAGCATATTATGATAATATCGCAAGACTCCCTCGTAGTGACGCTAATCAGTTACTAAACAAATTTCGACAAGAAACATTACCAGTAAAAAAGAGGAGAGATTCTTCAGTCGAAGGATTGCTAGGTCCTATCCGTGATACTGCTGTCAAATTACAAGAAGCACGTACTCTCCTTAATATAATCGTCCAAGAAGAAGATCAACTCGGAAAAGATTTAAGGGCGGCACGTGAAGACGAGGGCAAATACGACGACGAGGGTTTTCTCCCCGAGATCCAGAAACCTGTCGAACCCGAGATGCCAAACGTTAAAGCAATTTTCAACACACAACCCATCCGTGAATACTATGCAAAATATGCCCAGTGGGAAAAAGACCTCCTCGAATACAAGAGAATCCAACACCACAACGACTCTCTGAGAGAAAAGAATATAGCAAGATCAGAAGCACAGATCAAAGAACGAGAGAGAGAAATACAACGAGAAATAGATGAATTACGTTCTGTACGTGCAGAACGCCAACGTGTCGTTTTCGAATTAGAAGAGAAATTAGAAGAAAAAACAGCGGAGTTCGAACAAAACAAAGATAACACCGATAACGAATATGATTCCGATGTAACTGCTATCGTGTTTGAAATCATTCGTAATTCTAACATTAAACCTCAGAGCGCTGTTCGTCGTGAAGAGGGACGAGGCAAACCCATCGATACTCGTGGTAAAGCATCACTACGTGCAAATTATGGATATGGTTCATCCTCATCCGAATCCGAATCCGACGAATCC